TTTACTTTCTGTTTATTAGATATTTACGATATTTATTCGAAAATATTCGAACAACTCTTGTTCGTAGATATACCGCGCTCCTCCAAGTGCTATAAGGTTGGCTGTTTTGTCAGTCTTTTCTAAGTGTATGTCGGTCTCATGTGCCGCACCATAAGAACAGAGAGACAATATTACACGTTGGGCTTGGGCTTAGTCTGTCGCTTTCTCGTGTATGACATAGAGCATAATGTGTTCGCTTTCTGACATTAAACTGGCCAGAATCATATCCGCAAGAGTTATATCCTTCTCTTCCATTTATACACATATTATACTGTATAAGAAAATTCTATCAAAATATATTTTTATTAATAGAATTTTCTTGTATATTTGCATTGTCAAGTTCATAGAACGGTAACCGTTTCGATAACCGAACGAATAATATTAGATGCAAATATAATGAAGAATCAAGAGATTACAAACAAACTGACCAAAAAGAAGATCCGATTCATCGATGTTGCGCCAGCGATAAAGAAGGAGATCGCCGCAGAGCTGGGGTGTACGGTTGACACTGTGAATAACGCATTGAATCTCACATATCCTACCTATGGCGAACAGCCGGATCGCATCCGCCGGATGGCTCGTGAACGCGGGGGATTCGAGAACACCAAAATCAGGTGGGTGCGTGAATAACAACGGATGACAGGAGAAATTTAGAGAGGGCGGAAATTGCCCGCCATATCACGGTCAGAAGCTATCGGTATACCGTTCGAACCGAAGTTCTTACAGTTGCGCGAATACGTATTCTGACGCGAATTTGAATCTTTGTCATAATGCAAAATTTTGTGAATGATGAACATCCGAGATATACAGAATGCGCCGATCGAATCGGCCGATCTCGTGGCTTTGGCCGTGTGCCGTCGTAATGCTCCGAAGTCGGACATGATGACACGTCGGAAATTGTACGAGAGCTATCCCAACGACTGGCTCGACTATCATATCAAGCGGAAGAATATCCAGGGAATAAAGGCCGGAGCGGCTAAAAACTCTGCGATACTGTTCAGCCGGCTCGAAGTCGAAGCGCTCCTGAAAGCCGAGAAGATCGACGGGGCAGGATTGAAATGAGAGCGTCCGAAGCCGGTGGTGTTCATGATTGGTGTTTTTGAGAGAAGGGTGTTTTGCGGCTTCGGGGCTTGGCAAAGGTTTGCGCGCCTTTAATGTGCTGTATCTTTTCATATTTATTATTGTATTCCTCACTGTCCTCCGTGAGGCTCGCAGCAGGATGACGGCCGGGAAAGACCGGCAAATGGTGTAGTGGCGGAATGGTAGACGCACGAAGGATAGACGTCATCGGTACGAGAGCCGACTCGCGACTAACGGCTCGTTGCAGGTTCGAATCCTGCCTACACCACAACGATAGCCACCCGCAGAGGTGAGGGGTTTGGTGCTCTGGCAAAATCACCCCAGCCCGCAAGGGCAGAAAGAGTATCGGGTAGGCCGATAATACCCAAATCGGCGGGTCGTGGGCAAGACTCGAAGAGACAGCCCCGCGACGGCGAATAGCCGAAGCGCAACAAACCGGCACAGGCTCCGAAGCTGCGACGACATGAGCGGCGAGGACCACCGGGACAAATGAATCCAGTGCGCCGTGGTGTAGGGGCAACACGTCACCCTTTGGAGGTGAAGTCGCAGGTTCGAATCCTGCCGGCGCGACAAAATAAAAAAACAAATGAAAAAAGACGAACTTCTCACGGTTTTCGGTACGCACGATATCCGTACCTTACCGGAATGTATCATGAGCCTGCTATTCGGGGATCAGGAAGTCCGCGACGACGTATTTCGCGAACTTATCCGCTGCCATGCAGGCGATCTTTCCTACGATTGGTTTCAAGAGGTCTACGAAGAAGAGTTATCCGAGCGGCGGAAGAAGGGTCAAGATTTCACACCTCGGGAGGTCTCTATGCTTGAAACGCAACTTACCGGTGCGCGCGAAGGTGTTATCCACGAACCTACTGCGGGGACAGGAGGTCTCATTATTCAGTATTGGTGGGAGTTGGCATCGAAGCAATTGCCTTGGCGTTTCAAACCGCACACCTGTATATTCACTTGCTGGGAACTCTCAGATAGATCGATTCCAATTCTACTGTTGAATATGGCTATTCGCGGTATGATGGGCGAAGTGTTCCATGGGGATGTTCTCGAAAATGTGGCCAAAGCCCGTTATGTGCTTCTTAACGAACAGAATGATGGGCTGGCATTTTCGGATATCGTTCGTGACGATCGAGTATTGAGTTATACGCATGCTAATCACGTGCATAAGCCAATGCAGCACGACTTATTCGATTAAAAAGGAGGATTTATGAAATTCGATGTCATAGCACAAGAGTGGTTCCACTCCAAGGTAGGACTTGTGAAGGATAGTACCCTGTCGGCTTATTATCAACAACTTCGCAGCCATATTCTGCCTTACTGGAAAGACATGGATGTGGAGTCATTCAAAAAGAATGATGCGCAGCTATTCATCGGCCAAAAGTTTCAAGAAGGCTTGTCGATGAAAACGGTGAAGGATTTAGAGATTACATTAAAACAGATTTTGCTATATGCCGTAGATGAACACGACATGAATGTTCCCACTGCTTTTAAGTTGAAATATCCTACGGCAAATCTGGTTTCCAAGAAAGAGGAGCTTCAGATTTATAGCCTCGACGAACAGAGGCGGATTGTACAATATTTCAGAGAGCATCCTTCTTATCGCACACTGGGAGTAGTTATTGTAATATGCACGGGACTTCGCATCGGCGAGATTTGCGGTCTGAGGTGGTCAGATATATCGTTAGAGCGCAATATGCTGCAAGTCAACCGTACTGTTGAACGGATTGTCGATTATTCAACTGGCAAAACCAAGGTTGTCATCCAGTCCCCGAAGACGATCAACAGCCAACGTTCCGTACCTTTTCCGAGTTGGCTTGCAGATATCCTGATCTCCTTTGCTGCGCCTTGTCGTTCGGACTATTACGTGATTTCCGGTTCGGATAAACTCATCGAACCGCGTACTTATCGCAACTATTATCGGAATTTATTACTCAATAAGATAGGTTTATCGCGGTGTATCAAATTTCACGGATTGCGACACACGTACGCTTCGACACTGATTACCAACGGGGCCGATGTGAAAACGGTAAGTACAATGTTGGGTCACAGCACAGTCTCGACGACATTGGATATTTATACGCACTCGACATTGGAGTCTCGTCGAAAGTGTGCAGAAACGATCTTGATGAAATAATGCCGAGAGATGTCACCGCAAGTATCGAGACAATTATCAGCAACCATAAGTAAGTATTATTCCAGATGGCTTAATGCTTGCCGGCGCAAATCGGCATTTATTGGGATGGATTCCTATGCGGAAGATTTCCTGCATGATGCGTTGTTGTTGTTTCTCCGAAACCCGGAGAAGTATATTCAATCAGTATTATCTGACGAATCCCGTGGTGATAATCATCTATACAATCTCATTTTGTCGATGATAGACCATAAAACAACTGATAGTGTCCGGGCCAGACGGTCGTTGTTCAACATTGATGACCAATATAAAGATCTTCCGCTATCCGGAGATGATCAGATAAGATGGGCAGAGCTGTCCGAAGAGGATTATGCCCGATTTCGTGAGGTATCATGCAATTTAAGAAGCGACGATTTTCTCATACCTCTTCCTAACGGGATGTATGTTCGTCCAACCCAAGGATGGGTCAGCGGGTGGGTACATAGCTATTCGATAAAAAATAGAAGATACACGTATTGGCTGTACAGCGCCTTCGTGGGATCGCGTAGCAAGGGAGAGCACCCACGAAGATTGAAAACATCGTCGTCACGTCACGAGGCATATATGGCGTTGATGGAATACAACAAGCCATAATTTTTTTGCAAATTCAAAATGAATTCGTATATTTGCAATGCGAGATCGATACGATGATCGTATCAAAAGAACATAATTAACGCTTGTAATAAAGCGTTGCCCTTTGTCCACTTCTACTACGGTAGTCGTGTCGGTCTCGCAAACTGATAGGGGCAACGCCTTTTTTATTGCCCTATACATACAAACTTTTAACTGACAATGCGAGACCAAGTTAAAAGTAGCCGACCCGCGAAGAACAGTAGCGGGGCTACATCCGTACCTTACCCGTACAGTCACCTCACGAAATCGGAGATCGTTCGATTGTTCCACCTTGAAGATATTCAAGAACCACTCACGCCGCGCGAATTCACGCGCTGCGCGATTGCTGTTGTCTCCCGTTGGTGCGACAATGTACTCACGGGCCGCTACTCGTCCGTCGAAAGTGTGGGCAGCAAGCTCGACTGTCTGGAACGCATCTACAAGAACCGATAAAATAAACGATCATGGATTCATTCGAATTGAAGCCCGCGCCTCTCTGGAAGAGAGTGGCCGGTTATTTCTGGTGCATGTGGTATAAACGAGTCCATACTCAGCGTCGCAAACGCGATCTGTTCATCTATCGAGAGCGCAAACGTCTCTCCGAACCGCATATGTTATGGCCGAGCTTATGATCCTTGTTCTTTTCTCGTGTGCGATCCTGGCCGCCTACGGGTTTGCGGCCGCGCACAGAGCATATTTCGAACGGAAGTTTAACGAATTCTTCAACGAACGATGAAAAGCAATGTCATCATGACCCGCCCGCTGGGTAAATTCGAGGTATACCAACGCACGAGAGACGGCATGTTCAACGCGACGTCGTTGCTTGCGCAATGGAACAAAGCCAAGAACAGCAACAAACGAATACAGGACTTCTTTGAAAATCAGAACACCAAAGATTTCATCGAGGCGCTGATGGAGGAGGAAAATTTAAAGGTGCCAAATTTGGCATATTTAAAAACACGCGGCAAATACAACGGCGGTACATGGATGCACCCGTACCTGTTCGTGAAGTTTGCGATGTGGCTCAATCCCCGCTTCGAGGTTAAAGTCGTGAAATTCGTTTACGACCAGCTGATCGAGTACCGGCATCATGCGGGCGACAACTACAACGTACTTGCACGGTCGATCGCCGCGCTTCCGGATGTGGATTATTCTCAGGTTGCGCGGGGTTTGAACTGGATCGTCTTCAACAAGCATGAACGCGACATCCGGAACACGGCATCGCCGAATCAGCTTCGGGCGTTGGACGACCTGCAACGCAAACTGGCCTTCTCGGTCGATATGGGGTATATCCGGACGTTCCCCGATCTGATGAACTCCATGCGGAGAATCTACAATCGTCAACATGCAAAATTCTGAGAAAAGCATGAAAACGCCAAAAGAAGAATACGCGGTTTATCCGAGTTTGAGTGTACCGGCCCGTTACGGGCATGACCTGCACACGAAGTCGAAAGACGAGCCGATTGTGGTGGTCTGCGGTATCGAGGAACCGAAAATACATCTCGTTCCTTCCGAACTGCAAGAGTTCGCCAGACAGATTAACGAAGCGATCACCCATGATCTCGGGCTGGAATCCGGAACCTGCGAGGTTGAATATAGAGGTCTGACGGCTTCGGTCGATTTCTACGCGGAATACGAATCGCGCATCGGCGGCAGCCACGACGACGGCAGTGTGGAGCGCTACGCCGAATACACGGGCGACAGGGTATGCGTTCGCGTGGTATATGACCAATATGGCCGAGAATATCCGGACTATGCAATAATCCTTGAAAAGCAACTCAACTAACCAATCTGTCACACATGAAAACGAGAATCGAAATCTACGAGATCGCCCGTCCTACGAATATTGTAGCGTCGGGGAGTTGGAGCCGCAAGTTGCGGACGCACGAGATACGCAAAGAGATCGCGTACATGATGCGCCATCTCGATGCGAAGAAGTTTACGCATCGAATAGTCGAGGATAAGTAGGATATGGAAACACGAACTATTACCCCTGAACAGAAGGAGGCATTGGATCGGCGTCTTCCCGATGAAGCCGTATCGCAGCATCCGACGAAGAAGTTCCTGTCGTCTATCAAGTCGATTTATGTAACGGAGCGACTCAACGAGGTATTCGGAGTAGGTTCGTGGCGCGTGGAGACGGAGATCGTCGAACGGGCCGAGCGCATGGTTGTCGTCAAGCTGCGTTTTTCGATCCCTGAATACGGCATCTACTACGAGTGTTTTGGTGGCAACGACAATGTCGATCTGGGCGACGCCTGCAAAGGAGCGACCACGGATGCGCTGACGAAGGTTTGTTCCTGGTTGGGTATCGGTGCCGAGGTATTCAAGGGCAGACAGACCGGCGCGGGGGCGACACCTCAGAGATCTGTGCAACGCCATTCGGCAGCTCCCGACCCGATACCGGCAGTCGCACCCGTGCAGTCGGCTCCGAAGAAACGGATCACGGCCGATATGCTGAACGATGCCGTCATGCGCGATTCGTTCATGAACTGGGCATATAAGGGTAGTACGACGGTCAAAGACCCGACGAAATTCGATGTCATCGCCTTCCTGCGTCGCAGTTACGATGCGGACGATACGACGGCGGTAGTTTTCGCCAAATTTTACGACGAATATCTAAACAGTAAACAGCAGAAACGATGAACACGCAGCCGATATTGATACGCGAGACGAGCAGCCCCGCGGAGCTGGCGAAGCTCGCCGTCGACGCCGTTACCCGCGGAGACGTCGATCCGCTCGTCGCTTACGAGAATATATCCCGCATGGAGAAGGCGATCGAGCTGTTCAAGAAGTCCGAAGAGGTGCGCGACATTACGTTACGCGAATTGGCCAAATACGGACACGGCAGAACATCCTCGGATTGTACGATCGAAGAGGTAGAGGCCGGCGTCAAGTACGACTACTCGGGCTGTAATTGCCAGGCTTTGGACGACTTGTACAAAATGCGCGATGCGGTCATGGCCGACATCAAGGAGAAGGAGAAGATATTGCGGGCGTTGCCGGCCTCCGGCCTGACGGATCCCGCCACGGGCGAAATTTTCTATCCTCCTGCGCGAAGCAGCAAGACGACACTTAAAGTAACCTTCAAAAAACGATAACAATGGCATATTTAATCAATGTATCGCTTTGCGTAAGCGATATTCCCAGAGACAAAATCTTCGTCGCCGATAACGGCAAAAAGTACATTTCGATATGCGTTTCGGAGCTTCGCCAGCCGGATCAGTACGAGAATACGCACTGCGTATTCATCCGTCAGAGTAAGGAGGAGCGCGAACGAAAAGATGCGCGCACGTATGTCGGCCGTGGCAAGTCGGTTATCTTCCGTCCTACGGAACCTACACCGGATCAAGTCTCCGATTTGCCCGTAGCGGATAATACGGATGATCTTCCCTTCTGACGATGGATATGCGGAGGATGCGGAGGTGCGGGAAGCACTCCGCATCCTCCGCACTTTATCGCGCATCCGCGGGCATACGTTGCTGACTGCAAGGGAATGGGATGCGTTGCGTCGCGGGAGATTATTATTGAAGAAAATCAACAAACGTCATGACAAGGATCGAACAGATACGCAGGGAGGCGCGAGACATCCAGAATCTTCTTGAGTGCACGACGGTCTCCGACATCGATTCGATGGTGCGTCGCTTGGATCAGCTGGGTGTATATTACGCTCGAAGCGGGGCATTGCTGAGCGAGGTGGTCGGAATGCGCGATGCAGCTGTGGCCAAACTGTTTGACGACGAGAGAGAGGCTATTCTTATCCTTTCCCCGTCACTTGCGAACAAACTGATCGGCAGTGCGTCTTCCGAGCTGAATGCCCTTGAAAAGTGGCTGGATCGGATCAATGCGGCGTGCAAGCATCAATGTGACAACCTTCGCACGATGATAAGTTTCGAGAAAGAGAGGATGCGGTTATGAGCTATATAGACCTGATACGCAAATTTTGGCAATTGGATGCAACGTGGCAATTTGGCTGCTGTGAATCGAGGCTTTACTTCTACCTTGTAGAACAAGCGAATCGGTTAGGCTGGCCGGATAACTTCACGCATTCCGACAGAAGACTGTCCGAGAATGTAGGGGCGTCACGCAATGCAATTTCGAGAGCAAAAAACCGATTGGAGCAAGCAGGTTTGTTGCGTATTGCAACGGGTGGACGCGGAAAGGGGAACCGCACAGCTTTTTCATTCGTTGAAGAGCCGAATCCCGAGTCCGGAATCGCTTCAAATGGTTCAATTGGCTTAAATATGAGCCAAAAACGGAGCCAAAAACGGAGCCAAAAACGGAGCCAAAAACGGAGCCAAAAACGGAGCCAAAAACGGAGCCAAAACGAAGGCGATACTTCTTGTATAGAAGATAGACTAGACAAGAATAATATTACCCCCTATAATCCCCCTAATGGGGAGACAGTCGTACTACCGCCCTTTTCGGAGAAGGCAGAGGTAACTGACTCCTCCAACACCCACCCCCAGTTCCGCGGCACCCCCTCCCGCGAGTTCTTGGAGTTTCAACAATGGATTTCGGAAAATGCACCGCGAGTCGCGAAAATGAAAGAGCCTTTTTCCGAGGCGCAATTCTCGGCTTTAAAAGAGGCTTATGCTCTTGACTTCATCCGTGACCTATTGCGCGCGATGCACAACTACGAACCCTTGCTGAAACGTAACCGTTCGGCCTATCTGACATTTCTGAATTGGGCACGTCGGCGTAATGAAACGTCGTTGTCCCGTTCGAACACTCGGCATCCGGCTACGACCTACCATGCAAAACCGACTCAACATTATGATGAATTCTGAATATGTCTTACGAAGAAATACTCAAACAACTGCGAACTGAGGGTAATCCGGTTCCATGCGCACGCTTCCGGTTTCGGATACCCGATGCGCGGACGGAATTGAAAAACGCGCTGGTTACTGTGCTGTCGGCAATGGGAGAACGATTGGTATGGCTTCCCGAATACGACAAGGTTGCAGCGTGGTTGTCGGATAACAACGGTAAGGGACTTTTGCTGTTCGGTAATTGCGGACGCGGAAAATCCCTGATAACCCGCTACGCCATTCCCATGCTGTTGCGCAAGTTCGCTAATCGAATCGTTACGGTCGTGGACTGCGGAGCGCAGGACGTATGTATCGACGAGGTATTAAAACGCAAGTTCATCGCATTGGACGATATAGGTGTAGAGGTGGATCGCGTCGAATTCGGTACACGCCGGAATGTGGTAGTCGAGATCGTGAACAAGGTGCAGGATAACCCCGATCGGATGGTTATAGCTTCCTCAAATCTGTCGGGTGAAGGCATCAAGGAACGCTATGGTGACCGGATATATGACCGTATTAAATACCTGTGCTATCGTGTTGCGTTCAATGGAAACAGTCTGCGCAAATGAGGCACGTTGAATCTCGTATACAACAGTCGTTCGTCCGCTGGTTCCGGATGCAATATCCGTCCTATGCACTATGTCTGACGAGTGTCCCGAACGGCGGACTCCGGAGTAAGACCGAAGCCGCAATCATGAAGGCCGAAGGTATGACGGCCGGTGCTGCGGATTTGCTTCTGCTCGTTCCGAGGGGCAAATACGGATCGCTCGGTTTGGAGTTCAAGACACAGGCAAAGGGCAGTCGTCAGAGTGCCGTACAGAGAAGATGGCAGGAATCCTTTGAGGCTGCGGGGAACAAGTATGTTGTAGTTCGCACGCTCGAAGATGCTATTTCTGCCGCAAATCAATACATGAATCCGGATAAACAAATTTACCACAATGGAATCAACGAAACAGATTAAAATCGAAATCCGCAACCGTTGGACGGGCTCGGTCGTATTTGAATACACGAAAGAGGGAAACACAATCACCGAAACGGTTTTGGACGCTATTAGGCGCGGTGCTGATCTGCACAGTGCCGACCTGTGCGATGCCAACCTGCGCGGCTCCAACCTGCGCTGTGCCAACCTGTGCGATGTCGACCTGCGCGATGCCGACCTGCGCGGTGCCAACCTGTGCGGTGCCGACCTGTACGGTGCCGACCTGTGCGATGCCAACCTGCGCGATGCCGACCTGTGCAATGCCGACCTGCGCGGTGCCAACCTGTGCGATGCCGACCTGCGCGGTGCCAACCTGTACGGCGCCGACCTGCGCAGTACCGACCTGCGCGGTGCCAACCTACGCGATGCCAAGGGATGTTATCTATCATGTCCGACCGAGGGTAGTTTCATCGGTTGGAAAAAAGCCTCTGGGCATATCGTAAAGTTACGAATTCCGGAAGATGCACGGCGCAGTTCGGCAACGGGACACAAATGCCGTTGCGATAAAGCATACGTCATGGAGATTCAGAACATGGACGGCACCAGGGCAACTGAGGATACCGTTCGTTCCGACAATGACAAAAACTTCGTCTACACCGTCGGTGCCACAGTCGAAGTTCCGGATTTCGACGATAACAGGTGGAGCGAATGTGCACCGGGTATTCATTTCTTCATCGATCGCAGAGCAGCGGTGGAGTACCAATGACGCACGGTTCTCTATTAAATTGATTAAAAATGAAAGTCATCGTATCCTTTTCAGGCGGTAAAGACAGTCTTGCGGCGTTGCTTTGGACACGCGAACATATCACCAATAATTTCACGACGGTGTTCTGCGATACGGGTTGGGAACACCCACTGACTTACGAGTACATCCACCGCATTGCCGACAAGCTGCACCTCGACCTGGTAACATTGAAGTCGAAGAAATACGACGGGATGGTCGATCTTGCGCGGCAGAAAAAGCGTTGGCCCTCGGTGCGGGCGCGGTTCTGCACGGAAGAACTCAAAATCAAACCGACGATCGATTACGTGCTGGACGAGGTTCAGGACAATATGTTGATGATTCAGGGCATCAGAGGCGCGGAATCCCCGGCGCGGGCCAAGATGTCAGCGCAATGCACGTATTTCAAGTACTATTTCGAGCCTTACGGTTATGACAAAAACGGCCGACCGAAACGACATTCCTATCGAGGCAAGGAGGTACGAGCATTTCGGGCGCAGTTCGCTGATGATCTGTTGCGGCCCGTGTTCGACTGGTCGGCACAGCAGGTGATAGATTATATCCTTGCCGCAGGGTTGGAGCCGAACCCGCTCTACCGGATGGGATACAAGCGTGTCGGGTGCTGGCCGTGCGTGATGGCTAACCAACGGGATATTCTCAATATATCCCGCCAATCGCCGGAACGGATAGATTACATCGCACAGCTCGAACAGGAGTTGCAAAACAAGGATCGGCGTAGTTCCTCGTTTTTCGGCCCTGACAAAATTCCTGCCCATGCGATCGCCAGCGGTAATAAGTATCCTGACATCCGCGATGTCGTGCGGTATGTCGAGTGGCAGAACGCGACGGGCAGTTTGTTCGACGACGACACGGCTACGAGCTGCATGAGTTATTACGGATTATGCGAATGACCATGACCCACGCCTCCCTATTCAGCGGCATCGGCGGCTTCGACCTGGCGGCCGCGTGGGCCGGCTGGACGAACGTCTTCAACTGCGAGATCGACCCGTTCTGCCGGCGCGTATTGAAGTATCATTTTCCCGAATCGGAACAATATGAAGACATACGAACAACAGACTTTACCGTTTGGCGCGACCGCGTCGACGTGCTCACCGGCGGTTTCCCGTGCCAGCCGTTCAGCCTCTCGGGCAAACGCAAGGGTACGGCCGACGACCGCTACCTCTGGCCCGCAATGCTCGGAGTTGTTCGGACTGTTCGACCGCGCTGGGTCGTGGGCGAGAACGTTCTCGGAATCGTTAATTGGTCGCAGGGAATGGTTTTCGAGCATGTGTGCGCTGATTTGGAGGCGGCAGGATACGAGGTGCAAGCGTACCTTATACCAGCTGCGGGCGTCGGTGCTCCCCATCTGCGATACAGAACATGGTTTGTTGCCCACCGTGGTGACGCAAGGGCTGAAAGTTCATGGCAAGAGCGGTTCGGAGCCATGGCCGCCGGCTCTACTGCCGACACCGGTCGCGTCGGATTGCGGGAGCGGGCGTGTGAACAGGAGCTTGTCGAAGGGTGCATCCGAGCGGCCGACGCTCGCGCTTGCAGCGCGGATGGGGCTGTTGTCGACGCCGACGGCCTGCGATGCGAAAAACAATTCGTTTCCTCTCAGTCATGCCAAGCGGAAGAGCGGAGTCGTCCACGATGTCATGATTTCGTATCCGTCCCGAACTGGGAAGGGTTCCCGACTGAGTCCCCGATATGTGGCCCAGATGATGGGCTTTCCGCCGGACTGGACGGAATTACCTTTCCGGCATGGTGCAGGGAATCGATCAAAGCCTACGGCAACGCCATAGTCCCGCAGGTGGCGTTGCGGATTTTCGAAACGATAAATGAATACGAGAAATTATGAAAATGGTAACATTGGGAATCAGGTGGAGTGAATTATTCGGTGAGCATAAAGGAGATATGTCCGATAAAATGCGCCGTTCGCGCTGGGAAACATGGAAACAGTTGAGCCGAGATCACGGTCGTTTTGAAAGCATTGCCTGGTGGAGTACTCCCGAGGAACTTTGCTTTAATTGTGAACATTGCGACGGTGACTGGTGTAGATTTCAGTCGCTTCCTTGCACCGTAAACCCGATAACGACATTCTCGAATAACGAAATAGGCTTGGCTTGTATGGGTGTAGGTTATCGCAATAAACAACTACAATTTGAATTCATATGAAAACGTGTCCTCAAAAACGGTTGGCCCGCTGATGCAATCATCGGGCGATTTTCAAGAGTGTGGAATTCGAAAGTTATAAAGGATGAAAAAGATTATGTTCAACGACCGCTACGACTTGACGCAGGCGGTCATCGAGGGCCGAAAGACCATGACGAGGCGGTTAGTCGATCCCAAATCGAAATATGAGAAATTGCGATTTGTGCAACCTTGTATAGCAATGGAATACGGCTTATATGGTTATACACGGAATGACGGATGGGTGATTATACAAAAATACAAGATCGGCGAGGTCGTGGCTGTGGCGCAAAGTTATCGCACCATACTAAACGAGTTGGAGAATCCGGACAACTACTATTGCATAGAATGCTGGGAGCAAGACAATGGAAAGCGCGCTGAATATGCGGGCATGATATACGATCCGGGGTATGGCAATAAATTATTCACAAGAGCAGACGCGATGCTCCACCAAATCCGCATCACCGGAATCAAGTGCGAGCGGTTGCAGGATATTTCGGACGAGGATTGTTTTCGTGAGGGCATTTCCGAATCGTGGTACGAATCCACAGATACCACCACGTATGGGTATGCCGACGAGAAAAAGGGAACAGCCGTTGAATTTGACACGCCCTGCGAAGCCTTCGCTTCGCTGATCGACAAGGTGTCCGGACGGGGAACGTGGCAACGCAATCCGTGGGTCGTGGCGTATGAGTTCGAATTGGTGAAATAGGAAGCTATGACGATATTGAGAATACGCATACAGGGATGCGGGTGTAATAACTGTGGACGCAATATGTATCGAAGATATTTGTCCGTGTGCATATTGGGGCGTTATTACGAGTTTTTTAGATTCCGAGGGGTTTGCAAAGATTGCGACCCTCCGTTCTGAAAAGATAGCGAGATTCTGGCAAAATCTCGAAATAATTACAAAAAAATTGGAGACTATGAGAGAAATTAAATTCAGAGGCAAACGCCTCGACAACGATATACAAACTGGCCCTGCTGATGGCTGGGTAACAGGGTTCTACTATCAAGGCCTTTGCGAAGGCGAGGTAAGGCATTTCATTGCATCGTACCCCTGCGTATGGGAAGTCGATCCCGCTACCGTCGGCCAGTACACAGGGCTGAAAGACAAGAACGGAAAGGAGATTTGGGAGGGCGATATATTCAGAGATAATAACGAAGTTCTGCGGTCAGTCTTCCGAGTTACCGGAGGACTTGCTTTTGAGGATAATCCGGTGTCGTTCGGTTATGACCATAGAGCGCCAGTATATCCGTATTCTCCCATTGCTGAAATGCAGAACGTATCATGGTTGTCTCAATGTTGCGAAGTTATCGGCAACATCCACGATAACCCCGAATTACTGAAAAGAGGTGAGTAATGAAAAGCGAAAAGGCAAAACAATATTTGTTGAAAGTCGTAGCGCCGATAGCGATGATGTATCCAGAATATCCGGAAGAGTGCGATTTGAAATTGGGAGAAGCTAAACGGGCCGTCGAACTTGCCGAGCAAGAGGCTGAGGCGCGGATGCGAAAAGAATTGACCCGCTGGAATGATCCCAACAAGCCGCCGACGGATGAGATGCGTGTCATTGCAAAGGTTGTGTTACCCAATGGCGCAACGCTCGTGACGGGTGCATGGTATGCGGTCAACGAATTCCCGACAGGCTGGAGCGTAGACCTTGACAGAACGTTCGAGAATCTGCATGTTTTGGGTTGGCGTCCGATTCACGAAAACGAATAGAACGATGGACATTTTGACTCCACACGACGGTGTGACGAACGATAAGATCGCCAAAGCGCAGATTGAGGCCGTCGAACGAAAGCAGAACGAATACAAACTGATCGGGCAACTGGTTCGGGTGCCAGGTCATACCCTCTATAAATTCAATACGGTTACGCGGACAGCGTCGAGAGCGGAAGTGGAGGTGTCAGCCGATTTGTGGCTGAATCCTGAGAACATGAAGGTCGAGAGCGACCGCAAATCGCGTGTCAAGGTCGAGAAGGACTGTTACTATGAGCAGGCATTGAACATAAAGAACTTCATCAAGCGCCTGCGCCGGCGGGGTATCGTCGGAATGGACGAGGTGGTGAAACTCGAAAGGTAGGGAAGCCACGAACCCCAGAGATGAAAAACGTTACTCCCGTCCGGTCGGCGAGCGGTTCGAGTATGAAGGCGAGACCGTAGAGGTTGTAGGGTATGATCCGAATAAAGAGGGATGTGCATGTCGGGATTGTGCGCGTTTTGGCAATTGCTCTTACAACGAGATGACAGGCAGCTGTCGTTGGTACGAACGAGAGGATGGGGTGGATGTAATATTCCGGAAAGTAGAACAGGTGAACTGTTTGATATAAAAAGAGGCGATCCCGAAAGATCACCCCTCACCCAAGAACAAAGGTAGTAATTAATTCGGGATTTGCAATGAACCATTTTATCTCAATTCAGGCCGCAGCCGAAGAGTACGGCATCTCGACACGTTGGATATGGAAATCGATTCGAGTGGATCGGACACTCGGCACAGTCGTCCGCAACGGGCGGATCTATCTGCGCCGCATCGAGTGGGAGGCATTTGTCGAACGGCATCCCCGACTGATCGAAGAGTGGCATGATTTACATGCACACCGACAATCCCGCTATATCGGGCAGTGAAAAAGAGCGAAAAGTTGAAAGAATCGTCTCCCCGATAGGCGATCTTTGCATATATGGGCAAGCTCACGATCAAACAGGAAAAGTTTTGCAATAAGTACCTCGAATGCGGTAATGCGTCCGAGGCATATCGCTATGCTTACAGATGTTCGAACATGAGCTATAACACGGTATGGAATAATGCCTATCTGCTATTACAAAACAGCGAGGTTGCAGCGAGGATCGAATATCTGAAAACTCACCTTGCCGAGGCTGCGGGCATCTCGGCCTTGCAGATCATCCGCGAGCACCAGAAGATCGCCTTTTCGGATGCGACCCGCATTCGTAACGGCTGGATGTCGCTTAAAGAGTTCGAGTCGCTTACGAACGACGAGAAGGCATGTATAAAGTCGATCAATACCAAACAGGTCAAACGGATCGCTTCGAATGGCGATGAGATTGTCGAGGAGTTCGTGAAGATCGAGTGCTACGACAAGCAGAAGAGTCTCGACAGCATCATGAACATGTTGGGTTACGCAGCGCCGAAGGAGGTGAAACTATCCGGAAAGATAGAAAATCCTGCCGTCGCTCCCGTCGTCATTCAAATAGACGCGGAGGATGCGTTGTCGATCGAAAAAACACCGCCTGCCGATGCATCGTCTGCCTGACATCCGCACCTATCGGGGGAAAGTGTATCGTTACCTCATGTATCGGTACATGCAGTACAGGGAACAGGATGCGGTGTTGAAGATTTTTAATGAAGGGTCGAGCCGTTCGGGGAAGACCTACGATGCCTTCGATTTTCTGTACGACATCTGTACGCTCGCACTATCCCCGCTCAATATCTTCGTATATCGAAATACGTTGCAGGCCTGCAAGGAGATCACCCTTGCCGATTTCCGCAAGAAACTGACCCTGCGCGGCGTCTACGATCCCGATGCGATGCGCAGCGAGAATCAACATCCCGACTACTATATCAACAACTCCGTGATCCATTTCCGCGGATTGGACAGAATGGATAGCCGTGAAGGATACGATTGCGACATCATCTACATCAACGAGATGCTGGACGACATCTCGAAGCAGCAGTACAAAAATATCACGATGCGCTGCACGACGATGGTCATCGGCGACTGGAATCCCAAATATACCGAACATTGGGCCTTCGAACTGGAAGGGCAGCCGCACACCTATTTTACGCACACGACATACAAAGACAATCCGTTCTGCCCGCCTGGGGTCATACGAGAAATCGAATCCTATGAACCTACACCGGCGAACATTGCTGCGGGCACGGCCGACGAGTGGCGATGGAAAGTCTATGGATTGGGAATCCGTGCAGCGAAAGAGGGCCTTGTCTATCCGAATATCGACTGGATCGATGAATTTCCGTCCGACCTGGAAAGGGTCGTGTTCGGCCTCGACTTCGGATTTACGAACGATCCTACGGCACTCGTCCGTCTGGGGCTTCGGGGGCTTGATCTATACATGAAGGAAGAGTTTTATGCCCCCTGCTCCGATTCGGCCTTGCTCTATGATGCGATAGAGGGGACAGTCGGGCGGATGCCCATATTCGCCGACTCGGCGGACAAATACGCTAAAAATCCCGACTCGATGGTCGACGGCCTGCTGCTGCGCGGGCTCAGCGTGGTGAAGGCGAAGAAATATGCCGGTTCCGTAACGGACGGAATTCACATGGTCAAATCGTTCCGCCTCCATATCGTCCGAAGCCGTAATTTCCAAACCGAGGCCAATTCCTATGTGTGGGATTCGGTGAACGGCATTACGATCAACCAGCCGATCGACAAATTCAATCACTTGTGGGATGCGGCCCGATACGCTGTAATGGAGTATCTCTATTGGGTCTGCAACCGCCGAAAATGAAAAAACAGCGAAAAGTTCGGAGAACCCTCTTTTATCGCCCTTACATTTGCTTCAAAGGCTATGTGCAATGAGATTCAGCTTGAAGTGGCGAAGTAAAAGTCAGGACTTGACGACGAAATCGGAGTGCGGAACTCCGACAGCGGAGGAACAGCGGTTCGTCTCTGTGCGCGATTTTCTCTCGGCAATGGGATTGGGCAGCGGTAGTACGATCAACTGCGACACCGTTGCCGGACAGACTATCTCTTACGCACGGTGCAGCGCGTTGTTTTCGGTCGTGACCAAGAAATCCGCGGCAATTCGCAACGCCCGCTGGTGGGCTGTCGATCCGTCGGATGACGCTCGCCAGGTCGCAGGTCGCACGGAGGAACTGAACAGGTGGAAGCATCCGAATTACTTTCAAACGATCGAGGATTTCACGGCGATGATCGAAGCCTTCAAGGATATTTACGGAAAAGCCTATATTCTTCGCTGGGAGCCGGTCGGTGTGCCCACGGCCTACGAACTCTACGTGATTCCGAATCCGCTTGTTCAGGAGGTGACGACCTCCGAATTCACCGGTTTCCGGCCCGATCCGCAGATCGATTATTATATGGTTTCGATCAACGATTATCAAATTCGTGTCGATCGGGATCAAATGTTCGTCGTGCGGGATTCGGTCTATAATCCGAATATCTTCGGAGCATCGCAGTCGCGTCTGTCAGCCTTGCAGAACGCCGTCAATCCTTTCGTGTCGTCATTCGAGGCGCAGAACGAACTCATCATCAACAGAGGGGCATTGGGTATCATCTCGTTGAATAGCGAGGATTTCCGGACATCCGTGTTGCCGGAGAACAAGGAGGATCGGGAGCAGGCACAAGCGGCCCTGCGGCGATACGGCGTGATGAAGGGCCAATATAAGTACATCGTGACCGGATTGAAGGCTGCTTTCGTGCAGATTTCGGCCAACATGAAGGACATGAATCTCACGGAGGTGCAGCGCAATGCCAAGAAGGAGATCGCCGATGCCTATCAAGTGCCGTATGTACTGATCGACACCGAAGGTACGACCTATGCGAATCTTACGGCGGCCGAGGTCAAATTGTACAACGATGCGATCAAACCGGATGCAGAGCAAATATCGGAGGTATTGAACGCGGCGCACGGGTTCGACGGATTCCGCATCGTTCCCTATTTCGATCACCTGTCGATCTTCCAGGAAGCGAAGCGGCTGTATGCCGACTCGCTGACGGCGGCCGTGACGGCTGCCAGCAACGCGATCGCCTCCGGTCTCATTACCGAGCAACAGGGGAAAAACATCATTGCAAACATTCTGGAATAATGAACAAACTACTGTATAAAAAAGTCATGAGCCGCGGCGGGGCTTTCAAGCAAGCGCCGATATTGAAGGCCGATGTCGTGGACGAGGAGAAACACATCATCCTCGTGAAGTTCTGTTCGTTCGGAACGGTCGATTCGGACGGCGACATGCTGATGAAGGGCTGCATCAGCAAGAGTATTCAGGAGCGCGGGCCGGCGTCTGCGACGAACCGGAAGATACAATTCCTGTGGCAGCACGAGACGAAGAACCCGATCGGCCGCATCCTGTCGATCGAGGAGAAGGACGACGGCGGATACGCCACGGTGCAGCTCTCGGATTTCGATGCCGTGCCGGACGCTCGCCGCGCATGGGTGCAGATGCACGAAGGGGTGCTCAACCAGTTCTCGATAGGCTATCGGTATGTATGGGACAAATGCGATTACGATCCCGACCTCGACTGCCTGATCGTGAAGGAGATTATTCTGCACGAGATTTCGGTCGTCACCTTCGGCGCCAACGAGCACACGGAGTATATCGGCGACATGAAAGCCTTGGACGACATGGAACGATATGTCAAGGCATTACGGGAGACCGCGCCCGATGAATACGAAAAAGTACACAACAGAATACTGTCGATGTTCAAAGCCGAGCCGGCCCCCGCGCCACTCACTTCACGCAGTTCGGTATTCGAAAAATTAGGTCAAATCAAAAACTGAAAAACATGGCATTCAAATTCAAGAAATTCGAACTGCCCGACAGCGGAGAGTTCTCGGATGTGGATCGCAAGGGCATGGAATTGCTCGGCAAGCACATCAACGACCAGCTCGAAAGGCTGGCCGAGGGGATCAAATCGGAGGAAGAGATCGTCGAGTCGGTAAAATCGTCGCTCGGGAAACTGGGCGTGTCGGCCGAGAAGATCGAGGAGATCGAGAAGGCTCTCAAGGAGCAGGGGAGCGAGATTCGCCGTTCGATGAGCGGCAGCGCCGGCAAGGGCCGCACGATCCGCGAGCAGATCAAGGCGTTCCTTTCGAGCGACGAGGCGAAACGCGCTTTCGCGGAGAAACGCAATACGGCGCTCGAACTGGAGATCAAAGCGGCGGCTACGACGATCACCGTGGCGGCCAATACCGCGGCGGTTGCAGCGCTCAACACCGAAGTAGACCGCACGATTCATTACGCGCCGAGCGAAGACACGCGCGTCGTAGAACGGTTGTTCAAGGGCTCGACCAACTCGCCCAATATCACGTGGGTGGATCGCAAGCCCGGCAACGGCGCTCCTGCATTCATCGCCGAGGGGGCCTTGAAGCCCGCTATGGACTGGTCGTATGTCCCTGAGACGTCGACGGCGAAGAAAGTGGCCGTATCGGCCAAAATCTCCTACGAGATGCGCGACGATTTCGACTATATGCAGTCGGAGATCGACAACATGCTGCGCACGTCGCTCGTTCAGGAACGCACGAAACAGCTGCTCACCGGTGACGGCACGGGCGTGAATCTCAAAGGCATCTTTACGGCTGCTGCCACCTATACGGCCACCGCGCTCGACGGGACGGTCGAAATGGCGAACAAGGCCGATGCGATCCGCGCAGCGATCCTCCAGATGCGGAACCTGAACTTCTATCCCGATGTGGTGATGCTCAATCCTTCGGATCGGGCCTCCATCGACCTGACGAAGGATTCGACGGGTCACTACATCTCGGACGAGCTGTTCCGGCTCATCCGCGGGGTGGAGATCGTGGAATCGACCTACGTCAAGGCCGGCGATTTCCTCGTTGCCGATACGAGCAAATGGAACGTTCGCCCGTACAAAGGCATTCGCGTCGAATTCGGGTGGGTCGACGACGACTTCCAGAAGAATCTCTTCACGGTCATCTGCGAGGAGCGTCTGCACTCGTACTTCGCATCGGTCGATCAGGGGGCGTTCGTCAAAGGCGAGTTTGCGACCATTATCGCCGCCTTGCAGAAACCGGCAGCCTAGTCTTTGAAGGTGGCAGCCTAAGTCAAACATGTTAAACGAAAAAGAATATGGCAACGAAAGAAGAAAAGACCAATGTGGACTTCAACGATCGCGTGACGGTCTACGGAACCGGCGGCCCCGGCAATACGCTGGAGAAGGGCAAAGCCTATAAGGTGCATCCCGTACATGCCAAGACGCTCATCAAGTTGGGCCGCGCCACCGAGAAACGGTGAAGTAATTTCAGGACGCAGGGGTTTGATCGCCCCTGCGCCCGCTAAATACATTTCCCATGATTATCGACAACACCTATTTCGAGAAGGATCCGATCTACATCTCCGGCATCGCCAATCGGAAGGACGACAAGCCGACGGCGCTCGCTCAGACACTCATCGATTCGGCGAACTCCTACATCGCCATTTACGAGCCGATATTTCTCCGCAATCTGCTGGGTGAGGCACTGGCGGCGACGGCGGAGGAGAATCCGCAGATCGTTGCGCTGCTCAGAAACGAGGCGACCAAGACCTCGCCCATTGCGAACTATGTCTATTTCTACTGGCTGCGCACGCATACTACGGTCGGCACACCGGCCGGCGAGAAGGTGCAGCGTGGGGAATATTCGGACGAAGCGAGTCCGCGCATCCGCGCCGTAGAGGTTTGGAACGATATGGTGCGCCAATGCTGCGCTCTGCGGCCGAAGCTCGTCGAACTGGGGGCCGTGCCGGACTATTGTTCGGCAATTTTCGAACCCGCAAACTTATTCGGATTATGATCGTCAAATCGACCGACACCGTTCGGGACATCATCATCGGCAGGGCGGCATTGTTCAACCTCGAAAGCCGTAGGTTTGCAGAAGAGATCAGGAGACGGGCGGAACCGGAATGCTGCGTACTGCATCGGCGGTGGCTGCCGGACAGGCGTATTGCGGCCCGCGATCCGAAACACATGACGATGCGCGATCTGGCGGTGCTGAACGCGACGAACCGCTCCACCGATTACTTCGTCAACGTGTTGTCGCAAATGCTCGGCATCCCGAAAGAGAAGGTCGCGGATTTGCGGTTCATCCGTGCGTACCGCTACTTTCTGCACTGCATGGACACGCTCGCGGCCATCTCGAAGAGATTCGCCGATCTGAAAATCGAACCGACCGACGAGGAGCGGCAGGCGCAGATCGACCGCCCCGACCGAGGCATCGCCGCCGTGGTGCGCAAGTACGTGCAGATCATGAACGGCGCCGTATCGCCCGCGTCGGTCTACGGCATGGAGTGGAGCGTCGTCTACGAAGCCTTCGAGTCGACGACGAACGACGTGATCGAGCAGCGCAATCTCAGCAGGATACAAACCTCTAAAATCAAAAGAAGATGACCGACAACAAGGAATACGAGTACAGGGTCGTCGGGCAGACGCCGCCGGCCCGCCGTATCGTGGGAGTGAAGATAAACTCGCTGAACGACCATATCGACAAGGCCGCCGGGGCGTGCGGCTTCGGTTCGTATATCTATGCCCGCCTTAAAGAGACGAACTACATCCTGGGAACGATCACGGAGTATCCGGTCGTCGTGCGGCAATTCTTCGAGACGATCACGCCGACGGATCTCGATGGCGTCTACAAGCGCGCCTCGAAGTTCCTCTTCTGCGGCGACCTCGGCGAAGCGGAACCCGATACCGCGACGCAGGTCATGCCGATCGTCGAGGAGATGATCGACCGCTCGGCGGAGTTTTTCGAGGCATTGCGGGATCGGGGAGTCGAGGTGCAGGTCACGAAGATCACCCCGTTCGCCGCCCGATTCGATCAGCTGGTCTGCGGAGTCGAATGCGAGGCGACGATGACCTATTCGACCTGCAACAATGGATAGGATCGACAAGATACTGCGCTATTTCGATCCGCAGCGATTCATCGAGGTGTGCGAAGCGCGGTTCGATACGCTGCGCACGCAGGTCGTGGCGAATCTGCAAACGAAGACGGGCAGCAGCGGAAAGCGGGTCAACAGCCTCGGCGTGCCGGAATGGGCCACGGGCGCGACGGCGGCATCGCTCCAAACGCAGGTCGAACAGAACGACGACGGTTTCGAAGCGGCGTTCGTCGGCCGGCAGGGGATCGCCGGCGTCGACGGGGGACGTTCTGCGGGCGATGTGCAGGCGCAATACGCCTCCTTCGATGCTTTTCTCCTTGCGATCGAACGATGGGCGCAGGCCAAAGAGGGGCTCTACGGCATCGAGGAGATCGACGCCTACGCCGTGGCGGCGAACGTATGGAGCAAGGGCACGGTGCTCTACCGCGAGGGCGGCGGTACGGAGATCCTGTTCGACCTGTTGCAGCCGGCCGTGGACGACATCGACCGGCAACTCTCCGAGCAGCTCGACCGCAGCGTGTTTACGATGTTGAATGAAACAATCAGTGATTATGCCTAAATATAGATTAACACCCGCCATTTCGCTGGCGAGAAACTACAATACGGTCGGAGTCAGCGAAGCGCCGACATACAATGCGGCCGTTGTCAAAGTCGGCGGCTATACGTTGGTGCGTTCGATCATCAACGGTTCGGCCGTATTCCCGATGGACGATCTGTTCGAAATCATCGCACAGGACGGGAATGCGCAAACGACGATCAGCCTCGAAGTAGACGGGCAGGCGATTGCCTCGTCGCCGCTCTATCTGCTCAAAGGGGCGTCGGCGCGCGCGATGACGAACAATGCGCAGGCCGATACCCCGATCAGCTGGCCCCAGCCGTCGAAGATCGTGGTCTTTCCGGCGTTCGATTACAGCGAGCAGATCCTCGTCAACTCCTATACGGGCGCCATGCAGGACTTCGCGTTCACCGATGCCGACAGCGGCCGGCGGGAGGTCTATTCGCGTGTCGATCCCGTGTTCTCCCTTCCGATGACCTTCTTCCGCGAATTCGGAGGCGGCGAGCGGCAGTTGATCGTCTCGACGGGCGGCACGACCGGCGCCGTGAAGAGCGCGCGTATGACGGTCGTGGTGAATCCTTGCGACAGCGGATCGTTCGTGCGCTGGCGCGATGCAACGGGATTGATGCGTTACTTTCTCTGGCATCCGACCGAGCGCGTCGACGACGTATCCGAAGACGAGACCTTCGAAACGCTCTCCGAGAAACTGACACCCGAACGCCACCGCACGATCACGGCGACCACGACCCATACGCTCCATAGCGGACTGGTCGACCGTGAACTGTTCGACCTGTGCGCATCGATTCTCTCCGGACGGGAGGTGCAGCTGTACGACGCCCGGCGGAAGGTGTGGATCGACGCCTATGTCGAAGACGGCGACATCTCGCGGACGAATGCCTGCATGCAGGACTGCGTGGTAGAACTTTCGATAAAGCACTTGACGCTATGACGAAGGAACTCTACATAAACGGTCAGTTGTGCGATCTGGAAGATACTCCGTCGCTGATCTTCCAGTCGCCGGTCTTCAACGATCTCGACGTGATCCAGAGCAACCGCAGCGCGGAGATCAATCTGCCGCTGACGCCCCGCAACCGCAAGGCCTTCGGTCTGATCGACCGCATCGACATCTTGGACGATTCGGCGGTATACGGGAAGCATTCGGCAGCGTACTACCTCGGCGGCTTTCCGGTCTTCACGCGGGGGTATGCGATGGTTACGGACGTAACCGACACGATCAACATCACACTCGTGTGGGGCAACATCGACAACTTCCAGCCGTTGTTCGACGCTTCGCTGCGCGATCTGCGCGAGCAGATCATCGAGGTGGCAGGAGCGGATTATGTCGAGTGGAACGAAGATACAAGCTATTTACTTAGGAATAGCCCGGTTTCTCCGTATACCGGTTTTATCGCAGTTGATTTCGGCGCATCGCTTATCGAATATGCAAAAGACTCTTCCGGTAACTGGTACATACCCGGAGAAAGCCGCCAATACTGGAAATATACGCATCCGTCTATCTACGTGGAAGCCGTATTAAACGCAATAGAACGGTACCACGGAATTATAATAGAAGGCAAAACTGCACTAAGTCGAATAGACGGTCATGATTTGTTAATTCCGCTCGTGTCGAAAAACTCAGGGCCGGATAGCTGGTACTCGGATCGGTTCGAGGCAAGTTCCGCCTATTTTACGAATAGCGATAATGGATATTATCCGCTGTTTTATCAAAAGGATAATACGGTATGGGATAAGAGAGGGATTGTTGTCGAAGATGTAATAAATAAGGGCTTGCCTTCGGAGGTGAAAGAATATAAAGAGTTCTATATTGCCAATACAAAAGTAGTAGACGTGTCGATACTTAGTTATGACGGGGAGCCTATTGTTTTTAACGGACATCGACAGGATGCGACGAAACCGGTCGAATTGCGTCTTGCCGGCCGCAAAACAGATGGCACAGAGCAGGTGTTGCTGTCAGTTTATGATTCGGGAAGCGGAATAGGTAACAGAGTTGTTTTCGCCTTGTCGGATATATTCAACAAGGAAGAAGTCGACGTCGAGGAATACAATGTGATCTGGTGGAGTTTGGAAAATTTCGTTACGAACGGTGGCGATCAAACTCTCGTTTCGGCCCGGTTCATCATTACGCCCCATTTCGACGACATCCAATTCCCCTCTCCGTTTCCGATTGCCGAGAACCTGCCGGATATGACGCACGCGGAGTTCCTGTCGGCATTGATGACAATGGCCGGACTTTTCGCCTATCCGGACAGTTCGGATAGCAATACGATCCGCATGATGTCGCCCGATCGGTTCTATAATTCGACGGAGACGATCGACTACGATTACCGCATCGTCGGCTCGGGAGACAACCGGACGCCGAACACGCAGACCGACAGACGAATCGTCGACAGTCATCTCGACACAACGATTCAGGATTGGAGCCGCAAAGTGATTCTGAACGATCGGGGCGAAATCTGGCGGCCGGAGGGGACGGAGTTCACGATAGGGGATTATGCCCAGACCAACACGCTCGACTACGACAACGACGAGGACGCCGAGATGTTGAACACGCAGGGTATCATCTCCATCGACAACGAGAACATCGAGCTGGAGAACGAATTGGTATCATTGAATTTCTCGGCTTCGGCCAATCGTTTCATCAACAATACCGACAGCATCCACGACAAGACGACATTTGCCGTAGTTCCATGCTACGATGTCAAAAAGGATAAAGACGGAAATACCACCGATGTAACCTATAACGAGCCTTCACCTCGGATTCTCGCCTTGAATATAACGACATCCGACGGTTTGGCGCATTTCGAATACGGATACTTCCCCCGCACGATGTATTTCGGCGGGTCGGAGGGTATCGTGGCGAAACGGTATGCAGACTACCAGCGGATACTGAAAAAGTTCCGCATGATTACGGTCTACGTCAAACTGACCGTGGCCGACATCTGCAATCTCGACTATACGCGGCGGGTTTACCTCGATGTCTACGGATGCTATTTCGCCATCTACTCCGTCACCACCGGCGAGGACGGTATATGCGAGTGCAAATTGATCAAGCTGTAAAAAATAGAATAGCGATGATTAAAATACAGATAAGAGCAATCAAAATGCCTACTATGGAGCCGCTGGAGTTGTTTTTACTTAAAATGGTAGTAACGTAGTCTTCATATGACATCAAACATCCTTCTGTATATGGGCCCCTAACAAGATTACCTTGTGTACACACATATTTATGGTCGGGCGTGATTTCCTTGATGCGCATCTGTTGCCACGTAGCCGTATGAACAACAAGAGTTCCCACAGGCCATTTCCCGACAACTTTTTGTTCGGTTTTTTGTTCGGGCGATGTTTGCTCTAAATCATGAGAACTCATTGCAGCGGTGGCTTTTTGAGTTGAAAGATTAGACAGTAAACCCTTGATTTGACCTACATCGTTCGTCATTCCCCAGAGTTTGAAGAAAAGAACGATTTGCAGAATGCCGAATACCAGCATTACGATTCCGATGATTGCATAGATGCCTGTCATGATGATTGAGATTTGGTTAAGAACAAAGATATGAAAAATAGAAATTTATTGCAATGGAGAGCATAGATAAAACAATCAACATCCGCGTAGAGTACAAAGATTTGATAAAAGGGATGTCCGAATCGGCCAAACGTATCGATACGCTCAATGACCGAATCTCCGAATTGAAGTCCGGTTTGAAGGGACTTAGAGCCGAGCGCAAAGCCGGAACGATCGACGAGGAGGCCTATAATGAACGGGTAGCCCAAACGACGCAAGAGCTGGCTGCGAACAGGGCAGAGGTAAAGGCGCTCCAATCGGCGATGCGCACCTACTCGCGCGAGATTCAGGACAACATCAAAGAGGAGAAGAATCTCGAAGGGGCAGTGAATGGATTACGCGCATCCATCCGTAACCTTACGGCGGAGTACAACGCTCTGTCGGCAGCCGATCGGGCGGGTGCCATAGGCAATGGATTAGCGGAGCGAATATCCAAGATACAGACGCAAGTCAGTGCGGCCGAACAACGGCTGGGGAATTTCCGTTCGAATGTGGGAAATTACCAGTCGGCATTCAACGGGCTGAATGTCGCCGTGTCGCAGATCGTCCGCGAGTTGCCGTCGGCCGCAATGGGAGCGGACATGTTCTTCCTCGCCATCTCGGACAATATCCCGATGCTCGTTGACGAGATCAACAAACTGCGAGAGTTTAATAAGTCGTCCGAGCAGAGTGTACCGATTCTCAAACAGCTGGGAGCTGCGGTGTTCAGCTGGAACAGCCTTATATCCGTCGGCATTACCTTGCTCACGGTATATGGGAAGGATATTGTCAGCTGGATCGGGAATCTGTTCAAGGGGCGAGAGGCCGCCATGACAATGGCGGAAGCCCAGGCAGAGGTGAATAAGCAAATGGCAGAATCTTCCGGCAGTTATGGCGATCAGGTTGCCCAACTCAGGGCCTTGCAGCTGCAATGGAATCAATTGGGAGATGATCTCAAAGCAAAAACAGAGTTTGTCAAAAACAACCGAGAGGCATTCGATAAGTTGGGAGTAGCTATAACAACGGTTGCGGACGCCGATAATCTGTTTATTCAGAATACGGATGCGTTTATCGAAGCAATGAATCTGCGCGCGCAAGCTAATGCTGCGAACGAACTGGCAACTCAAAAGTACAAAGATGCGTTGATTGCCCGACAAAAAGCGGAAGACAAGATAAAAAGAGGTACAGGTGAAATAGTCTACGCAGGAATAGATGAGTATGGAGATACCAGTTATGAATATCGTCGTAGAGCATATACCGAAGACGAGAAGAAGGAAATATTAGCCGAGGTCGAAGCCCTCGAAGCGGAAGCATCGGCATTCACGCAATTGACTGTTGCACGAAATGCGGATGCAAAATCAATCCTCGACAGAGCGGGAATAAAAGAATCTGAGAAAAGTTCAA